CGTTTACCGCAGCTAAGGGGTAGTGATATGTGCGATTGGTGTAAATCACCAGATCAATATGCCCTGTTCCTGCGATGGTTAAGAAAGCCGTTATTGCTTTGTTATAAATGCTGGTCTGCATCCGTGTAGAATCGTTACATTGTACTTTGCCATAACCCTAACCTTCCAACTTAATGATGCCCGCAGCGGCTAGGGCTTTGATTGCTGGCAAAAACATCCATTTTTTAACCGTACTTGATCTGCCTGAATATATCGCATCTATCTGTGATGCCTTATATGCAATATGCACTGCGTCATTAAGCGTAACCGCTTTGCTTTCGCGGGTGCGGGCTTGCACGGCATCACTACGGTCAACCCTCACCGACTCAACGTCGCTGGCTGCTTGGTATCCCTTACAAAACTGTCTAAATTGACCTTCTATCGTGGTGTCAACATACTGTCCGGCGTATTCACCGGTCATGAACCGTTTCTTTAATTGCTTTGGTAAATCTAGCTCAAAAGCCTTACGTTCATTCGTCATAACTATTCCCCAAAAGGTTCTGATTGAAGCCACAACAAAACATCGTGAACCTTTGCCCAGTTCATTGTTGCTATAGCAATTCGCAAATCTTTGGCTTTTTCTTTTAAAGCGTTATTGTGATTTTCCGCTGCAATGGCTGAAAAAATACTCATCAGATAATTCCTAACAAATTAGCGATTATTAAAATATTTTGCTCGCGCACTGTGCCTATTTTTACATCTTTTAATGTTTTTATTAAGTTCACTTTTCACCTCGTTTCTTAAACTAAAAATCCCGTCACAATCACCGCAGCGCTTAATAAAATCATTGCAGGTATCCATAAATTGCGTTCGTAAAAATCAGGACAGCGTTTCATAATTATTCCCTTTCCCATGACCAGCGCGCCGCTGCGGTTAATTCATCCCATGTACGGCGCGGGCTGCCGTCATGGTACACCGGTTCGCGTCGCACATCTTGTTCATATCGCAATTGACCGATAGTTTTATATGACACTGGTGTCACTTCTATCCCTGCCCGGTAATGCGCCGGAAAGTTTGTTGTGCGTGCATGGGCGTCAAGTAAATTGCGCAAATGATCTTTTGCAATTTCTGGCGTTTGTCCTATTCCCTGCATTGTGTACCCTTCAACTACTTTTAATGATGCGATATACATTGTTTTATACCTCCCCGCGTGCTTTGGCGAAAGCTGCATCAACGATGTCAATCGCATTGCAGGCGCGGACAATAAATTTAGCGTCTGATTTGCTAACCTTGATTCGATTAGGTACATACTTTGTTGCTGGTCGTTCACTTTCAGGCATTTTTTGGATTTCTTCAACACGAATTTCAATAAGCGTACGGCCTGCGCCTGCGGGTACATCGTCATAGGACAATTTATTCGCTGCAATCAGTCTTGCAAAATGCTCTTGATACAGTCTTAGTTTTATTTCTCCGCTTTCGTATTTGCTTTTGATAGTTTCTTTCCATTGAAACGGTTGTTGTTTGTGTGTCATTGTTTTATGCTCCGTGGTGTTTAGCGATATACGCGCTGGTTGATTTTTGAGCGGCGGCAAGGCTTGCAAAATGGCGGCCTTTGTAACCGTGGATTACGTTTTCCTGCCCGTCCGCATCAACGCGAACGATTAAAGCGTAAAATGTTTGTTGATTAATGCGCGCTTGATAACGATTCATTTTGTTTTGCTCCTTGTTGATGGCCTAGGGTTACAGAACAAAGTTCCGTATGTCAAATAATATTTTACGCTCCTTTTGCCATTATATAAATATCACGATATTGTTGTACGATGTGTTCGGGTAAATGTCGCAATGCTTGCACGCCGTGTTCATTAAGAGCCGCGTGCAGTCGTTCTTTACCTTCAAACGATTGTTCAAATTTCTTAATTGCTTCCACAACATTAAGTTTTTTGCCTGATAAAACCATGCATCCGGTTTCTATGTGAGTTAAGCGGTAGTCTTTTCCATTCCACACGTCTTTATGATAAGCATAATTTGTTGCAATACGTTTGCCAATGACCGGACGTTTTTCATCACCTTTGAAACTGGTTACTTCAAATTTCACTGTGTCTTTTTTATTCAATTCTTTTATTTCAGCAGCGTCTTTCCATTTTTTCAACAATTGCGGCAATGAATTGTTTTTGAATGCCTGTTCAAGCTGTGCAACTTCGTTTAAAGTAACGGTCATTTTACGCCGCCTTTCTGATTTTGGGAGTTTTTCCAATCGGCGTACCCAAAAAAGCCAAATTCCAACCTTCGCGCCATTCAGTGCGACGACCGGACACAAGCAACCACCCAGTTGTTGAAATGCGCGCGACATGCCCTTCGCTCACAAGTTCTGCAACAATTTCTTCTTTTTGTAGGTCTGTGTAATTTACAGTCATTTTGTTTTGCTCCTTGTTGATGCCCTAGGTTTACAGAACAAAGTTCCACACGTCAATAATTATTTTGCACATTTTTGCACATTTTTATTTTGACAAGTTTTTGTCACTTGTCTAGCCTGTGCGCATGACATTTACATTGACAAAATTATCCCGATATTTAGGCATCCCGCGCCGCACCTTGTATCTTATGATTAAGGACGGTCGGTTTGACGCACAACCCATCAAAGGTACTAAGCCCCGCCTATGGAGCAAAGACGCGGTTGACGCATGGAAGGCTTCACAATGATTGATCAATCTCGCGCGTACGTCACAGCCCTGACCGGCGATGTAAATACTGTCATGCACTGGCGGGCTATTCATGACAAAGACAGGGGTGCGCAACCACGTGTACTGCATGGGACAATTGACCAGTGTTACAGCGAATTGCAGGCGTTAAATCTTAGCGGGTACGGTATTTTCTGCGCGGTCAATGCGCTGGATGGTCGGGGCTACGGCATGCAAAACGTGTCTTACATTCGCAGCCACCTGATTGACCTAGATGACCCTGTACTTGCAGGTGACGCACTTGCGCGGGCAACCAGCGACGGTGCAACCTTTGCGGTAAATAGTAGTGAAAATAAATATCACGTGTACTGGACGGTGCAGCCATATAGTGACACAACAATATATGACACCATGCAGCGCAAACTTGTACAGGTTTACGGCGGTGATCATAAAGTGGTTGATGCAACGCGTGTCATGCGCGTCGCTGGTTTTTATCATGTAAAAGGCAACCCTTACATGGTGCAGTGTTGGGGGCTTAGCAATTACAGGTTCACGCTTGACCAGTTGCAACAGCGTTACGCCGGGGTGAATGTCATATCGCATGTGGGTAATCGTGTCGCGCTTGGTGACAAAGAACTTGCCGCGCCGTCACTTGATTATTTAAAGGCCGCGCTTAAAATGATTGACCCTAATAGCTTAGGTCATGATGAATGGGTGAGTACCTGCGCGGCCTTTAAACAAGCCGGATGGACTCTTGCGAATGAAGCTGAGTTGTTGGCAATATGGCAAGAGTGGTGCGCGCTGTATGCGTCGAATGACCCTGCGGAAAGTCTGAAAAAATGGAATTCTATACGTGATACCGAAGTGGGTTGGGGTGCATTTACTCGTAAAACAACCATCAACGCTTATATTCAATTCGGGGCGCAGCCGCCTGCATTTAAAACACCTATTGAAGCGCCGCAGGTGGTTAGTCGAGCGGATATTGAAGGCGAAATTTTGGACGCAAGTGAATGCGCGCGATATTTTGAAGGCTGTTATTTTGTTGAGCAATCCGGGCGCATTTTTACACCTAGCGGTCGATTTATGAATTCAAGCCAGTTCAACGGCGCTTACGGCGGAAAAATTTTCATCAACACAAGCAACGGTAAAACTACCGATGAAGCATGGAAGGCTGCGCTGCGCAGTACCGTGTACACCATCCCTAAAATTGACCACGTGCGATTTGTGCCCGATCAACCGCGCGGCGCAGTCATCATTGACAGTATGGAGCGCAAAGGTATTAACACGTATATTCCCGCACGAATAGACGCCCGCCCATGTGATATTAGTCGCTGGATTCAATGGTTAGAAAAAGCGTTACCTGTTGCAGAAGACAGGCGCATCCTGATTGAATATCTCGCCCACAGTGTCAAATATGTAGGGTATAAAATACCATGGGCACCGATGCTGCAATCCGCCGAAGGTATCGGTAAAACCATATTTTGTGAAATTATGAAACATTGCGTCGGTGAAATGTATGTTTATCAACCGCAGGCAAAAGAACTTGTTGACAGTGGTTCTAAGTTTAACGCGTGGATGCGTAACAAATTGATGATTGTGGTTGACGAAATACGCGTTGATGAACGTCGCGACCTTATTGAAGTATTGAAGCCCATGTTGACCGAAAAACGTATCCAGATTCAAGCGAAAGGCGCAGATCAGGACATGGAAGACAACGCCGCAAATTGGCTGTTCTTTTCTAATTACAAAGATGCCGTGCCCATCGGTCAAAACGGTCGCCGCTACTGCATTTTTTACAGCGCTTTGCAAACTGCTCGCGACATTGAAGCGGCGGGCTTCGGTGGCAACTACTTTCCTGATTTATTCAACTGGCTGCGCAATGAAGGCGGACTAGCAGGTATCGCCCATTATTTGCTGAATTACCCTATCGAATGCGGTCAGATTGCTCAACGCGCGCCGCAAACAAGTAGCTACGTGGAAGCCATCAAAATCAGCCGCAGTCCTATGGAAAACATCATCGCGGATTGCGTGACAGACGGGGTTTGCGGCTTTCGCGGCGGCTATGTTAGCACGCTTGCAGTGATTGCCAGATGTAAAGCGAACGGATTGCGTACCGCCAGTGCAAACGGCGTGCGTCAATGCTTAGAAAACATGGGTTTTGTATTGCTAGGGCGCGCTAGAACTGCTTACGCGCAAGAAGATATAAACATCCGTACAGAAATATACGCGGACACCAGCGCGCTACCGATCGAACTATATGGCAGGGCGCAAGGTTATGAATGAGTCAAAATTGCAACTGGTTGTCTGCAACAGCGCGGATGATATTCACAATTACGAGGTTGAACAGGAATTGCGCCGCGACACGGTGGTGTATCCCATCACCTGCAATTCATGCGGACATCATTATCAAGCCCGTTGCGGTGACGTGTTAGACAACCCTGAATGTCCGCGATGTGGGTTATAGATACAAAAAAAGTGACCCACCATTACGTGAAACCACTTTTTGCTATTCAGGAGATCAACCCTTTTCGCTTAATGTCCCTAGCGTGTTTTAAGTTCGTCTGGACAAAGAACTTCGATCAATTTAGCTAATTGCAAACATGTTGTCAACGTCTTTTAAATTGCTTTGCGCCCAATTAAGGGCGTTCGATCAACCTAGCTAATTGCAAACATGCTGTCAACGTCTTTTAAATGTTAACTTGTCACGTTGCTCTTGCAGCCAAGCAGGAACAGCTTTTACATCCTGCGGGCGACGCAAATCAAGCGAAGGCGGGTCGTCCCACTTGCCCGCCGTCATGTCGGTTACCTCAACTAACGTACCGTCGTGGGTTGTTTTATAATAACGCATCATGGTCACTGCCTCCGTGGTTTTACAAGAAGTTTGACATCCGGGCAAGGTACGCGACTAAAAGTGCGCCCGTGAATGGTTTTATAGCCTATTTTACGGTTCAAATGATTACACAGGTGACTTGCGTACAAACCATACGCCTGACACGCTTCGTTGATGGTTCTAAATAGTTCGCCGGTCTGGTCGCATTGAATCATTTGACGCGGTAATGTGATCGTGTCTTTCACCACCTGCGGTGTAACCCCGAGCGCCTTGATGCGTTCACTTTGCGCTTTCATCGCGTCCGTGCGTGTAGGGTATAATCCTTCAATGCTCAATAAATAACTATCCTGTGGTCTAAATCCCTGAATGCGGCGTGCGTCAGGTACGTTCATGACCTGCGCAAAATGACAAACACCAACGTGGTACACCTGCATCGTTTCCATATTTCTTAGTATATAAAGCGTCCATTGATTATTTGCTTCTTTCGGATTTATAATTATACAAAATTGCTTATGTTCCATCTATTTTACACTTTCTATATTAGAGTAAATTGAATTCATTATATACTAATTAACAGTATTTATAGTATATTGATTACAACTTAGGTCAAATAGAAAATAAAAAACTTGCATTTTCTGTGCAAAATAATCATCATGACATGCATGGATGAAATTTGGACAAAAGAAAAAAAAGCCGAACTTGTGCGATTGATGTCGGCACGGCCAAGGTTAATGACGGACAACCGTTTAGCAAAAAAATTTAATTGTTCCCGTCAAAAATTATATTTAGTATATAATGAAACAAGAGCTGAAATCGCAATGAACCGTGAAACATACGTTGATGAACAAGGATTAACTGTTGTAAAATATTCAACGGCGTATGCTAATGGCATATACCCTCAACCTAGCGCAAAAGGACGGAATTGAATGAAATATCGCGACAGAGTTGAACTTACTGAGGAAAATTTTAGCGTAATTTTAGAACGTTTGACGCTAGGTGAAACGTTGCGCGCAATTTGCAAAAGCGATCCTAAATTTTTCCCTATGGATTCCACTGTGCGGATTGCTGTTTCAAAAGATGAAGAAATGTTCAAGCGATACGCGTGCGCGCGCGATATAGGAATGGATGCTGTTGCCGAAGAAATTTTTGAAATAGCTGATGATAAATCGAACGATACAATTACAGACAAAGACGGTAACGAATACGAGGCGAAAGAATGGGTCAATCGTTCTAAATTACGCATGCAGGCTCGACAGTGGTATTTGTGTAAAATTGCTGATTAAATACCACCTGTTATTTTTGAACATGGTGTCGGTTTGCGACAATTGAGAACCGCCAAACGGATTATAATTACCCATCAGCCCGGATGCAAAATCGCCGTACCCGTTGGTCAATTCTTTTGGTTCATCCGTCATCGTTCATGCTCCCTAGTGATAATGTCTACAGAAAATCATAACACTTGTAAAATAGAAACGTCCGCCGTTATGTATTCAGACAGGCCGTAACGTATAGCGTCCATGTAGTGATCATCCTGTTTGTCCGCCACTACAGGCAATATTTTCTGCGTCATCCTGTCCACTTTGTACGAATATTTCTTAAATTCAGCCAATACAGCAGCGCAACGCGGGTGAACATAGATGCGACGGAATGATTTGACAAAGGTGATACCATCTTCAACGCTTCCCGGCCATTTCATAGCGCCTTCAATGGTGAACCCTTGCCGTGAAACATAGCTGATCGTTTCAGGGCGTGCGCAATCCGCATATATTTGCCAGCGGGTCGCCTCAGGAACACTTTTGAACAGTGGCGCGATTTGTTCATTCTCAACACCCACACCACCGACCGCATGGTCAATGTACAGGTCAAGCCCGTCCCCTGACTGCATCATAAACATGCGCACCAACACGGTCGGGTCATTCGCAAAACCCCAGTCAGCACCGAAGAAAAACCGTTGCTGGAACATGTCGCCCAAATTAGGCGCTTCAAAATCACGTTCTTCAAATTTACCATGATATATGATTTGTTCGGCATTGCCCACCGCTGTACCCATGTATTCATGGTCAAATTTGAGCGGGTCGGTACGCTTTAACACTTCTGCGTCACTGATGAATTTTTGACCAAGCCATTCAGGCGGCACATCAAGATAAGTGGACGATACGACCAGACGGTCGGCAATAAATTTGTCAGGTTCAAATACGCCCGCATGCTTCGTTGATTCTTCATTCACCCACGCGTTCGGGTCATTAGGCGGGTTGTATGTCAAAAATTCAACAAACTTTTCACCGCCGCGCAACACGGATTGTTCAACGTTTCGTATTTCTTCCATGCCGTCAAAGTCCGCCGCCTCCTCAAACCAGAGAAATTTGAAATAACCCTTTTTAAGCTTGATGGATTTCAGCTTTCGCTTATCGTCAAGGCCTTTGAGAATGATTTTTTGACCTGTAGGCAGGTAAGTCAATTCAGGCGGTGACACCGTGTGCGACCAATTCTCACCGACACCCAAAACGTCAACAGCATGGTTGAAAGCGAAGTACGTAGCAAAGCGCGCGCCATCGTAATCGACGTTGTACAATTAGTGTCGCAAAAACTGTTCGGGATTATGCCGGACGATTTAATGGTGCAGTTCAACCCACTGCGCATGCTTAACGCTAAAGAAGAAGAAGAAGTAAAAAACCATCAGTTCAACCGCACCATGGCTGCCTATACATCCGGTTTGATTGACGACACAGTTGCCAAAGAGGCAATCAACAAAGACAGCCTGTTGCCGATTGAAATTGATGCGAATGTACCGGCCACTGACCCCATAGGCGGCGGATTTCTCACACCTGACGGTCAAAGGGTCAAGGATTTTTAACAGTGAAGTACGGACGCCCTCAGCCGCTGAAAAATTCTTATTATGAATTGATCGAAACCGAGATCAACCGTATATTTTGGCAAATATTTTACAAACCGTTAATCGAAGCGGCGCGCAAATCTGGTAAAATTGAATTGAAAAACGCGTCATCGCCCGTCACTGATGCTATTGCGTCCGGTCAGATTTGGTATGAGGACGGTCAGTTTTTCGGCAAATTTAACGCGGCTATTTCACGCGAATTGAAAGAAGCG